ACAACAGATAAAGCCGAAAAAGTTTTGGGTTTAGAAGTTAAAGATAAACTAAAGAAAGCAATTGACGCAGCGACAAACATTGTCATTAAAACAGAAAAGCCAGACAGTTCCGAAAAATATGGGCGAATTTTAGGATGGGTATTTTTGGATGGCAATACAGTCTCGATTAATCAAACTTTGATTGATGAGGGTTATGCGTGGGGCTATATGGGCGAAACCAAAGTAAAAGACTTTGACGCTTTGTTGAAAAAACGCAATGGTAAAAAATAGTGCGCGTTTGGATTGACCAAGACCTATGTACTGGAGATGGCCTCTGCGCAGAAATAGCACCGGACGTTTTTATGATGCATACGGACGGACTTGCCTATGTGAAGAATGCGGAATGGCCAAACTTGTTTGGCCCAGATGGAAAAGGCGACGCTCCAATACTTCAAATGACCCAAACGGCGGAGTTCCCCGACAACCTATTAGATGAGGTTATCCAGTCGGCAGAAGACTGCCCAGGAGAATGTATTTTTATAGAGTCATAAATCAAGAGTAGCAATTGGGCCTCATGTGCCCTAGAATTACTTAACAACTCAATGAAAGGCTATACAAATGTTTAAATTCCTTCTTTCCCTTTTTCTTGCTGCCGCTACGTCTTTTTCCCAGACGCTGCCGAACGATAACGGCTATCGGCCAGCCTGGGCCCTAGACAGAATTGACCAACGCGAGTCGACTCTTGACGACAGGTATAACTATTCCCTGACTGGGGAAGGGGTAAATGTTTATGTTTTTGACTCAGGCATAAATTCATCACACGAAGAATTTGAAGGTCGTGTTGATGTCGGGTACAACGTAGTGACCGAGGACTCATGGGGAACCGAGGATTGCAGTGGGCATGGGAGCCATAGCGCAAGCATCATAGGTGGGAAAACGTATGGCGTAGCCAAGAGCGTTCGCCTTATTCCCGTAAGGGTTCTTAATTGTCGCAACATAAATACCTCCATTGCGACGCTGTACGACGCTTTTGATTGGATAATAAATCATCACCAGGCGGGTGTCCCAGCCGTAGTTAACATGAGCGTGTCGTTGTCAAAAAATGAAGTGTTCAACAGTGCTGTGCGCAGACTTATCGAAGATGGTTTGATTGTTGTTGGAGCAGCGGGCAACAACAACAGAGATGCATGTCTTTACTCTCCAGCGTCCGAACCATCGGTTATCACGGTTGGTGGCACCGACCCACAAGACCTTAGAGGCACTCAGTCCAACTGGGGTACATGTGTGGATATTTTTGCTCCCGGGTGGGATGTTGTCGGTGCTTGGACGGGAGGAACAAATGCTTATCGTTCAAGCAGCGGCACATCAAATGCCGCACCGATTGTTAGCGGTATTGCTGCCTTGATGCTTCAAGTCAATCCATTACTCACGCAAAACCAGATAATGGTCAATTTGAGAAAAACCGCAACAGTCGGAGCGTTGTTTAATGTCGGAGAAGGCAGTTCAAATCTTTTGGCATATTCGGGACTTTACGATTCTCCAGTAACCACTACGACCACAACAGTGGCTCCCACGACCACAACTGTTGCTCCCACAACCACGACTGTGGCTCCAGTTGTAACTAATCCGACAACGACGACCGTCGTAACTATCTCGCCAGAACCAACTGTTCCAGTTGAAAGACCTACTTTTGATTTGAACTGTACAAAGCCAGCAGAGAGGACAATTTTTTACGGGGTTCCGTACGTATGTGTCAACACCGGCAATCAATTGATGTGGATTCCGAAGAGATACTCTCCAGGGCGTCCTTAATCACTTGACCGGGCATGCCCCAGTGGCACACTCATCCAACTGAAACTCTCCATCAAAAGACTTTTGCTGTAGCGGAACACCAAAGTCGATGCCAGCCAAGAGTTTCTCGTAATGCTCTTTTGAGCACTCCTCGTACGGGGGGAGTGGGAAGTTGTGGTCGCTGTGCAAAAGGAAGGACACCGACTTTACGCCGTCTTCATAATTTTCAGAAAGCCAGTCTTTGATGAGACCAAGTTCTTCCTTGCGGTAGTAAACCGTAACGGAGACAGCGTTATCCGCCCAAATTGTTTGCATCTTCTTCACCCACTCCAATTGGTCGATGGCGGTCATCGACTTAGCAAGGACAGAGCCCTCTGGTGAAGCGCACGGGAAATCCACAACGTAGCGAGAGTGGTCTTCCCGACCGTCAATGCCGATGTCCCACTGAACCTTGTAGCCACGCTTGCGACATGCATCCACAAGGGGGTCAGACGAACCAAAGCGAACACGACGCACGTAGTACTGCGCGAATGCTGGGTGTATTCCTGGTGTTGCACCCGGAAGTAGCGAGAGAGTTCCGGATGGTTGAACTGTTGTTAGGCGAACAGAAGTTGGCCAGCCTCTTTCCTTTGAGTATTTTTTGTCAAAAGCAGAAAGGTTTTTATAGCATTCATCTAGCCAATCAATCTTTTCGGCGGGAACCTGCAGGATTCCGGTAACACTTTGGCCAAGACGAGCATTTTTTCGAACGATGTTTGTCGTCTTCTCATAGGGGTAGGCGAGTCTGGTGATTTGCTTTTGTACCTTGTAAAGCAAGATTGAAATTTCTTTCAGTTGGGCAAGGCTGTCCACATTCGGCAGGAAGATGGTTGCCAAGTTGCATGATTCACCGTCAGCCAACGCGATTTCGGCACAAGGGTTAAAACCTTCGATTGATGGGTCTGGGTTCTTTTCGCCTAGACGCCCAACGCTGCGAGCCAACTTTCTATTCAGTAGACCGTAAGGCTCTCCCGAACCGTCATAACCCTTCCACAATTCAGACATGATTTCTTCGTAAGAGTCCGCATACAGGCTGTTGTTTGAATTCGCTCGCCACGCAGGAACCGTTCCGGATGACCAGTTCTTGGCGCGCAAAAACAAAATGTCATCTGGGTCACCCATCGCTATTTGAGCGGAGCGTCTTGAGGAACCGGAGACCACAATGCGACCGATGATGTTGCAGATATCAAGGACATCAACTGAACGCAACTTCTTACCGACGCGGCAATCAAGAACGTTGCAGATATCCGTCATACCATCAATGAGAGCCCCTGGCCCCGAAGCGGTCCCACCGAATGTTTTGAGCGGTGCGCCGTATTCACGAATGAGGATTGTGGAGTATGTAAAAGATTTACCTGTTTCAAAGTAAGACTTCAATACGGCATGAAGCAGGCGCTTCCATCCGTGTCTACTGTCTGGGACAATAATATCCGCATCATTAGTGCGCTCATGCGCAATAGTTACGCCTGATTTAACCTTGGGAAGGTCGTGAATCTTGGAGCGCTCAACAGAAAAACCAACACCGCCACCGAGCATCAGATACTCAAAAAGGAGTTCAAAATCCTCTATTTTTTCAATGTTTGTGAAGTAGCAGTTGTTGAGAGATGACCCGTTAAATTTCTGGACAAGTGGAGTTCCGAGTTGCCAAAGCGCCCTACCAGAAAACGAACAACGCAGATTGAACATGTGGTCAAAGAGCGCCTCGGCCTCCTGCTGTGTGTAGTCGACCCCAATTTCGCAAGCGCCATTAATGACACGCTGCAGAGTTTCAGTCCACGTCTCGTTGTTCCCATCGCTTTTCTTGCGACTGTAGGTTCGCAAAAATACAATTTCCCCCATTCCGTTGAATCCCCAAGGAGCCTGTTTTTGGGAATAGGAGTCCACAAATTTTTGGTCTAGCGATGTCATGACATTGACCTTCCGTATGAGTTTGAACCGAGTAGGTTAGTGCAGACTAATCAGTTTGACCGTCTACTCACAGTGTTCTCGACTATGATGACTGTATGGACTTGGACACTTTTGATGAGGAAGCATTCATGGATTTCAACCAGTATCAGTTTCGAACAGGCCTTACGGCTAAATATCCACAGGACAGGGCTATTGAGTATTTAGTTTTAGGTCTTGGGTCTGAGGCAGGCGAAGTAGCAGGGAAATACAAAAAAATTATTCGAGACAATGGTGGCGAAATGACCGACGAATTGAAGACAGCACTACTAGATGAGGTGGGGGATGTTCTTTGGTATTGTGCCCAATTGGCTCAGTCTTTAAATGTCAACCTTGGCGCAGTCGCAGCAAGAAATGTACAGAAACTTGAAGGTCGGCAGAGGCGCAACACAATCGCTGGCAGCGGCGACAATCGTTGACTATTCCAAATTTGTTAATTAGAGTCGGACTACCAAAATGTCAAAACACAACCAAACACTCGAGGCCCTGGAGGAGTTAGTTAAACTTTTAGAAAGGTCGGAAGATGTCGGAGCAACATTCTCTGTCAAGATTCACTCAACCCTGTTGCAAAACTCTATCGACGCAATCAATGCATATAAGTACATAGCGGATGAATTCGCAAAATCCATAGAAGTCAAACCCGGAGAAAACAAACCAAAAATTTCAGTAGACATAGAACGATTTCTTGCTGCTCAATGGACGTATAAACAAGAGGAAAATGACCTATAACAAAGACTTTGACATTCCCGCTAATTCTTTTGATTTTGCAAAAGACTTAAAATTCGGTCAACAGGGCGAAACATTCATCGGTGACTTTTATGCCGCGGTCATTCAGGGTTCGGCTGAAGTGAAGACGGACAGATACCGCAATGGCAGAATGGTCGTAGAAACCAATCAAAACCCCAGAAGGGAAACCGACGTTTTTGGAGTGCAAATATGGTCTCCAAGCGGCATCAATGTCACAAAAGCCGCATGGTGGATTTATGTTTATGCTATTCATCAATCGATGGTCATCGTCAATGTCCAGCGACTCAAGAGATACCTAAGGGTCAACAGGGAGTTATTTAATGAGCAAACCAAAAAGGTGTTTGCCGGAAGTAGCGACAATCCAGCCAAAGGATTCTTATTGGAACCCGAACAGGTTATGGAAATGCTGTATAGTATTAAATACGACAAAACGGAGGAATAATGTCCAAGATTTCCGGTATCGATATAGGTGACCCTAATAAACCATTCCAAGTTTATGGTTCGCAACTTGGTGGCAGGGATGCGGCAATACAAATTCAGCGCTCCGACGCGAACATTCACCGCCACAAAATTGAGCAACTGGCCAATGCGCTAAACGCTCAAATCAAGCAAATTCGCTCAACAGTGGAACGGCTTGAAGTCATGAGAGAAATGATTGTCATCGATGAAGAAACCGACTCGGTTACTTTAGATAAGGCCTTCGTGGACGAGTACGAGCAGAACATCAAGAGACTAAAAGACCTGTTCGACGAAATTTTGATAACCGCTCAGAAATAGTGGCAGGCCAAAAGAAGGCGACGCGGCAAAAGGCCACGTCCAAAAATAAAGCAGAAACCAAGTGCGAAGTTGAATTTATTGGTGGAAATTATGACGGTAAAACCCTGGGTTTGGTCTTCCCTTCGCCAAAATATCTAGTCTTATCAATGGGTACGGAGTTGTATGAGCGACAAGACCCTGATATAGTTATGGACGCAACATACCGGTACATAGACAATTGGGATGACTATAAAAAGCATCTCAAGGAACAGGCACATTACATCAAATGACAAATCCAAAAATTGAAACCACTACCGTCAACGGGTATCGGCACTACAAACATCCGAACATAAAGAATCTTTCCGCTCCCTCGGTTACTTCAATAATCGACATGCTTCCTGCGCCGTTCCTGCGTCAATGGAATAGCAAAATCACAGCGAATGCGGCAGTTGACAATATTGAATATGTCAACGAGTTAATCGGTGCCAGCAAGCACGAGAAGGCACGACTTTGGCTGAAGGCTGCACCCGAGAGAGAACTTGCGATTGCCGCAGATATGGGAACCAGGGTTCACGAAGCGATTGAACAAAGAATCTATGACCCGTCAGCACAGTACGACCACGACCTGGAGCCGTACATCAAAAACTTTGACCAGTTCTGCGTTGAATATGAACCCGAGTGGCTACATGTAGAAAAATCAGTATTCTCCATTACGCACTTGTATGCCGGCTCATTTGATGCCATCGCAAAGATTAGAGACAAAGTAACTCTGCTTGATTTTAAGACAACCCGTTCGGGGATTAGCGCAAAAGTTGCACTGCAACTTGCCGCGTACTCAAGAGCCGATTGCATGTTTGATGGCACCACCGAAATGGCAATACCCGCAATTGAGCAAGGCGCAGCACTCTGGCTAAGACCAGATAAGTGGGGGTGGTTCCCGCTTCGCATAGACGATGACATTTTCGATACTTTTTTGGCTTTGCGCAGAACATTTGAATGGGAAGCGCGACAATCAAAAACCGCAATGCTCGCCCCAGTAACACACGGAGGATAATCATGGATATAAGTATCAGCCCGATGTCTCTGAACAAGGTTCGCAAAGAGAAGCCGGAGACATGGAACATGGCGGCCTCTTATGTGGTGGGGGCTGTTGTGCAGCACTCATTAGAGTTGCTCGCCTACGCCGAGCACAGTAGCGATTTGTGTCAGAGAGAAATCAACATCATCTTTGAGCAACTAGTGGGGGACATTTTCGATTCCAAGGAAATTGGGATGCACGCATCAAGGCTGGAGATGTTCGAAACAATTGGAGCCAACGGACTAATTGGCTATGCAAACGAAACAAAGGTTTCCGTCAAAGAGGCGGGAATGCATCTACTGAATACCGTGGTAGGTAAACAGCGGATGTATGGACACGGCAACATCTCACGCTTTGGGGTTCCAGGGCTCGCGATTCGTCTAAATGACAAGTTGGAGAGACTCAAGAATCTACAAAAGCATGATGGTCCAGTTCTATTTGAGCCGATTCACGACACATGGCTTGACATCTGCGGTTATTCAGTAATCGCCGTCATGTGGGTTAATGATTGGTTCATGTTGGATTTGGAAGCCTAGAAATAAAACATCAGGTACATAGGAGATAAATATGACAGCACAAGTAACGGTGGTAGGGAATCTCACTGCAGACCCCGAACTAAAAATCACCAAAACGGGGAGCAGTGTCCTCAAGGTTGGCGTGGCGACCAACCGTCGTTGGAAAAACAAGCAGGACGAGTGGGAAGAGGAAACATCCTTTTTCGACGTAAATGCTTGGGGTGAATTGGCAGACAATGTCGCGGCAAGCCTTTCAAAGGGCTCAAGGGTATTGATTTCTGGTCGCCTAGAACAGCAAACTTGGGAAAACAAAGAAGGTCAAAAGCAATCCAAGGTCGTCTTGGTTGCCGATGACATCGGAGTTTCCCTGCGCAAGGCCCAAGTCGCCGGAATTAATAAAACAGGTCAGCAAGCCCAGCAGAAAAAACCAGTCTCTGTTGGCAAGCAGACCTCTTGGGACGACGAGTCCTTCTAATATCCGTACACCAATGGTGGTGCGAACACCTTAAGGGCTGTGCGCGCTACCATTGGTGTAGTTTAATAAATATGGCACGTTTGTCGTTCTCGTTACGCTAAAGGACAAAATATGGTTGTTGGAGGAATAGTTGCATCGGTGCTCGCGATAGCAGTCTATTTCGGCAGCAAATTTATTGTTAATTCCTATAGAGAGCGCGTCTCAACCGCAGTTCTTGTATCAGGCGCGTCGTGTATTACGACTGCGGGATTTATCGTTGGGCCAGAATTCGGCTATTTTGCTCTGGGGTTTTTGCTTATCGTACTTTCGCTTCTCCTCGGCTATGAAGCAGGTGAATAATCATGGCATTTCTAAGAACATTTAAGCAGGCGACCAGTCAAGGCTTTGAGGGATTGAGTGAAAAAAAGAATTATGTAACGACTGGAGTTAGTAGGCCCGGAACGCCATATAAAGATGGCTGGGACGTAGAGCGAGGCATTAACCAAGCCCTTGACCGAGTTGTGTGGGTTTACAAGTCTGTTTACGCAATTGCTTCGAATGCTGCATCATTGCCAATCGGACTCCGAGTTGGTGATTGGCGCATAGGAGAAATGACCTACGACGCCAAAATTCTTGACGTTTTGAATCGTCGTCCAAACCCAAACATCGATGCATTCTCTTTTAGATTTATGCTCTCATCGCAAGTTCTTTTGTCAAAAACTGGTGCGTATGTTCAAATAACACGAAATAGACTTGGCGATGTAACTCAGTTGTTCTTGCATCAGCCGCAGTATGTTTTTCCTATTCCAGATGCAGTAAAACATGTTTCTGGTTTTTCTGTTGAATATCCGAATACGCCCAAGAAAGTCGTTCCGGCAGAAGAAATGTTGTGGATTCGCGTCCCGCATCCAATCGACCCATACAAAGGCCAAACACCCCTAGAGTCTGCTGGTTTGGCAATTGAGTTTGACTATTACTCTCGCGTTTACAACAGGAACTTTGTCATCAACGATGGTCGTCCAGGCGGGATGCTTGTCATTAAGGGCGACATGGAGGAGGAACAAAGTGAAGAAATTGCCCGCAGGTTCAGGGGTACAACTGGCTCGAATATTGGTGGTGCTGGGCGCATCACAGTTCTTTCTGCTGAGGATGCAAGTTTTATCGATACTGGAGTTAACCAAAGAGATGCTCAATACACAGAAGCACGAGGACAAAACAAAGAAGAAATTCTTTTAGCGTTCGGAGTTCCTGAATCTGTAATTGGCAATGCCTCCAATAGGACATTTGCAAACGCTGACGTTGAACTAGAAGTTTTCTGGCGCGAAACCATGCTTCCACACCTGACGCTTCTCGAGCGCGCATTTGACATTTTGGACGATAGCGAAAACACGTTTATTTCCTATGACCTTTCTTCTGTGGCGATACTCAGTCGAGATGACAGAGAGAGGTCAAGGTTTCACCTTGAGGAACTCAAGCAGGGTGCAATCAGTATTGATGAATACCGAGAACTAACCGGACGTAAGGGTGTAGGAATTGACGAACTTCTTGTTCCAACAAACCTGTCTCCGGTTGTCATGTCTACAGACGGCTCTGGTTTACGGCAGGGCGATTCCGTAAATCCAAATCAGAATCCGCGCCGTCCAGGTGGTCCATCTGAAAGCCCAGCACCAACAACTGGTGCTCCAACGGCACCATCAGATGTAAATACGCCAAACACGGTCGACCCGTCCCCTCGGCCTATTTTTGAACCAGCAATGAGCACTCTGGCCGATTCGGAAGCAGAAGAGTTAAAGGGCACCGAAAACATCCAACGGAGAACGCGGCAGTTGGACCGACTTGAGGCCAGCGTGACCCTTCAAATCGCGTCATATTTTAAGCGTCAACAGCGAGTCGTTTTGGAAAAGGCAGGGTCCAAGAAACTTAAAGAGCGCTGGGACTCGGGTGAGAAAATTAAAGTAGACGACTTTTTCGATATCGAGGTTTGGAACCAGCAACTAAAAACAGACGGGAATACCTGGATTTCGGCAGTATTCCTTGACGGCGCAATCGATATAGCCAGTGACGGCTTTGACCGTCTGGACATGCAGGGCAAGGTCATTCAGGAACTCATAGGGGACAGGATTGCGAACCTCCTGCTCGTCAACACAACTACAAACATAAATATGCAGAAGATGCTTGAGGCTTATGCAGGAAGACCACACTCGTCATTTTTGACAGAGTTGAGTCAATGGATGGGTGATTCTTTCTCAAAGAGAATCAAAACCATCGTTAGAACAGAGGTCTCAGGTGCTTTTAATGCTGGGCTTTTGTGGGCTGCCCGCCAGTTGGGTTTCACCAAAAAGACATGGGTTCATGCCCCAGGTGAAGATGGTCGAACCGAACATCTTCATGTCGCAAATGTAACCGTTGGGATTGAAGACAATTTTAATGTAGAGGGTAAGTCGGTCCGCTTTCCTGGCGACTTCGAGGGTGACGGAACTTCAGTCATCAACTGCCGCTGCACGCTTGCGTTTGCTTAGACTATACGCCAAGTTAAGGTATTCTGAACGCTTGCGGAATGTATAGTCGCTTGCCAGGAGGCCAGATGGACCGAAAGAACGTCCCAGTTTCATCAGTTCGTGGCTTGAATGACGCGGATGGAATCGTTGAGGCAATCGTTTCTGTTACCAACATTGTGGATTCTGTAAATGACGTCATTGAACCTGGCGCATATAAAAACACTCTGCGCAAGCGCAACCCTAAAGGCGTTTGGTCTCATGACACCAACATTCCGGTAGCAAAGACGATTAAGGTCGAAGAATTACTTCCTGATGACTCGCGTCTACCGGAAGACCTTCGCGCACAGAATGCCGGTGCGCTACTCGTAAAAATGCAGTTCAACTTAAACACTAGCCGTGGTCGCGATGCTTTCTACGATGTTCAGTTTTTTGCTGAAGAACAAGAGTGGTCAATTGGATATTCGGTGCCAGAAGGCAAGTCTACAACTGATGAAAAAACTGGCGTTCGTTTCATTAAAGCCTTAGAACTTTACGAATACTCTCCAGTTATTTTTGGAGCAGCGCCAAACACTCGTACGCTCAGCGTCAAAGATGATTTAACAATTGAAGAAGAGAAAGCCTCACCGGAAGATGTAATGGTCGGTACGCCTGTTTCTTACTCCGTGCCGAAACCCCCAGACAGAGCACAGTCAGCACACGGAATTGTTGAAAAGGTAACTCGCTCAGGAGAAGTAAGGCTTCCCGAAACCTCGGAGACCCTTGAGGCGACGAGTGATAACCCTGTAGTGACAATTCGTGTTTATGCGATATTGGAAAACGGCTCACATCAGCGTACGGACCGTCGTGTCATCAAAAATGTTTCCGATGTCCGCGTCATTGAAGATTTCCGCCAAGACGAAAAAGAGTATGCGGAATACGAAGAAAAGGCCGGCAAATACGACGACCTTAATTTCAGCATTCCTTCTGGTGTCAAGAAACAAGCACAAATGGGCCTTGACATGTCTAAGGAATACAATCGCGGGGGTACCTCAGTTGGCAAGAATACGGCTCGCTATTTGATTAATAATTCCGTAGCCGGTCCAGAGAAGGTTCGTCATATTGCTCGATATTTCCCACGCCACGAAGTTGACCTTCGTACTCCAGCAAATAGCAAACCAGGCGCAGATGGATATCCGGGTGCTGGACTTATTGCATGGAAACTCTGGGGTGGAGATGCTGGACGAACCTGGGCAACAAAACTTGTTGAGGCCATGAATCGCCGCGACGAAAAACAATTCAGCCCAGAGAATCTCGAAGAGAAGGCACCTCTCTCCGCTCGTGTGCAAAAAGCACTACGAAAGAAGGTCGCGGACCACAATGAGAAGTATGGAGACTCTGCGGGCAAAAGAGCAACTTATTCCATGCTCGCGGCTTGTTTCCGACGTGGCGTCGGCGCTTATCGCTCAAACCCAGGGTCGGTGCGTCCAAATGTTACGGGACCCGAGCAATGGGCAATGGCAAGAGTCAACGGTCTTTTGTTTGCGCTTCGCACTGGCCGCTTCCGTCGCACCGCATATGACACGGACCTTCTTCCATCTGCTCACCCCCTTAGCAGTCGCAAAGACATCTACACAGACATGCCAGAAGGAAACCCCGGTTCGTTCGGGACGCCGTATCGTCCAGGTGTTGTTGGTCGCCCTGGTGCTCGTCGTCCTCGTCGTCGTCGCCCAGCCGAAGGTAAGCCGTATCGCATCTCCAAGAACATGTCTGGTTGTGGCGGATACGCAGTTGTAAAAGAGGGTGAAGACAGTCCAGTACCAGGTGGATGTCACGACACCCTTGCCGAAGCACGACGCCACATGGCTGCTCTTTATGCAGCAGAAAAAGCACAATTTGAGACCATAGAGCAAAAGCACATCGGACACAGGTTCCTGCTTTCGGCAGAAGAAGCGGCGCTACACGAGTCCCTTCTACAGATTGCAACTGTCTACGGAAAATTCGACGAAGACGGTAGTGGAATTTACGCTGCATACGATTCTCCAGCAGAAAATGATGTTAAAGACATCGGAGTGAAGTGCTCAAATTGCACTTTGTACAAAGGTGATGGGGTTTGCTCTATCATCAAACAAACAGTGCAAGAAGAAGGTAAATGCAGGTTTGCGGTAATCCCTGATGGAGTTGTCAAATTGGATGGGGTCAAGTCTTACGCCGAAGCAATCACTGAGTGGGAAGAAAGCGAAGAGGGAGCCGACTGGGAAGCAATTGAATCAAAAGCCGGTGGGCCAATCCGTAGTCACTCAACTGCAGTAAGAGACGATACGCCAATTAACAGGAGTGCAATTCTGGCTGTCCGTTCTCCAGAGTCACCTTCTTACTTTAGAAAGATTTTTGCGTACCAGTTGCCCAACACTGATGGAACTCGCAAAACCCATTACACGTTCATCCACCATCACATTTCTAAAGATGGACAAGCCGGAGCGGCTGCAATGGGTGAACTAAGAGTTCAGATGTCAGTTCTAAACGGCGCACGAGGTGGAACTGTTTTGCGTGGTGCAGATAGAAAAGCGGTTTACAATCATCTTGCGAAACATTATCGTGACGGAGGCTTTGAAGTACCTTCGCTAAAGTCCGACCATGAAGTAGATAATCTTATGATTAAGGCTGGCTACATCACTGAACCATTGACGAAAGAAGAAGTAAATGACTGAGGAGCACAATATGGAGTTGAAGGATACGGGGCCTAACGGTCGCGTTATTCCTTCTCACTCAACATCTGTTGACTCTTCTTCTGCGTGGGATAGAACTGCGCAGTTTAAGAAAATGCGCTCTCCAGCAACACCCGCTTACTTCAACGACATTTTCGCATTCCAACTCCCCAACACCAAGGGAACTAGGAAAACTCATTATTCGTTTATCCATCATTATGTTGATGCGGGCGGTAAGGCCGGCGCAGCGTCTGGTCGTGCTCTCGGAAACTCGGTCGCCGTTCTGAACGGTGGACGACAGGGGACAGTGCTTCGTGGTGCAGCAAGACAGGGCGTGTACCGCCATATCGCCAAGCATTACGAAGAAATGGGTCGAGATGCCCCTGAACTAAAGTCAGATGAAAACGTAGATGCGATTATGATGTTTAAAGGACTAATTAATGCCCCACTAGCGGAAACGCTAGACCTCACCGTAAAAGGACTTCAAGACATGGACAACATTATCGACGCAGACACCAATATCTCCTGGTTTGACGGAGAGCAAGAGATGAAGGGCATTGTCATCGAAGCCGAAGACGACGTAGCGCTTGTTGAGGAACTCAATGAGGCTGGTGAGCGAACCGGCGAGTTCTACGAGGTCGATTACGCAGAAATAAAACTCCGCACGTTTGTCGTTACGGAAAAAGCGGGTGAAATGATGGAAAAAGAATCAATCGTTTCGTGGGAGACCTCAAAGGGCAGGTATTACGGAGACATCGTCGATATTGTCACCGAAGGGATGGCCAGAGGCGAACCTCAGGGTCTTGAAATTGAGGGGTCCGAGGACAACCCGGCGTACGTAATTCGGGTGTGGCATAACCCAAATATGACCGAAAAGCCTGATGATTACGACGGTAGCGACGCTGACGAGGACGAAAAAGGGGAGCACGGGGCTTGGCACGCAACCAATGTAACCGTGGTCGCCCGAGGTGACGGTTTGAAGGTAGAGGAAGCCTTGCCCACTGGGACCGAAGAAGATGACTACGATTATGGAGACGATGATGAGGAGCCAGCAATGAAAAGTATTGACAAAGAGTTTCGCGCGCAAGTTGAGGAACTCATCAAAGCCAATTCGGCGATTCTGGAACGACTCGCAGAAGTTGACACCGAAGAAAAAACCGAAGCAGTTGTCGATGACACTGTCATTACAGAGGTTGTCGCGGACGAGGTAAAGTCAGAGCAAGAAGTTGCTGCGACAGAAGTGCCGGCGGACGAAGAAGTCAAGGCCGAAGAAGTTGAGACCGAAGAAGTCAAGGCTGAGGCAATTATTGCCGAAGAGGCAAAGACGGAAGAAACTGCTGTAGAGGAGATTGCCGAAGAGTCAGCAGCCCCCGTAGAGCAGAAGGCATCCATCACTTTTGAGGACCTCAAAGAGTTCCACAACTTGTTGAAGGACCTCAACAAGTAAAAGCAATTGGTCCGTGCGCGGACCAATTAATGCCCAATCAATGGTCAACCGTGTGCTATCGTTATATATAGGCGGTTACACAACGGAGGCATATGGATATTTACGAAGAGTGCAAAACGCAAACCAATCGGTTGGCAAAACTCAAAGTAGATTATTTTCTCACTGAATTACCGAAAAAAGACGCTGAGAGTTTAAGAAGCGCTCTGCTAGATGATGTGATTTCTTCGCGAACCATTTCGCGAGTCCTAATGGAAAATGGGATTGAGTGCGGGGTTTGGGCAATTAATCAATGGCGCCGAGTCAATAAGGTCAAATCCAGCAACAGGTCCACACATGTAAAGGTAACCAAATGAGTTTTTCGAGCGATATGGAAAAAGCAAAAGCCAATCAAAGCATTGAGACAATTGCAAAATTACTAAAAGAGCACAACATAAAACCCGAAGACGTCGGCTCAATCAAATCAATGCGAATAGGTAAGTGGCAAACTGTCACCAAAGACGAATCCGGAGAGGCGATAATCCACGACCTAAAAGGAGCAAGTCTTATTTTGAGTCCAAAGTGGGCAGAGGGTCCACAATGGCCCGTTGTTCAGCAGGGACCAAAATACAACGTCCCAAAAAATAAAGGCAAATCTCGCAAAACAAAAAATTGGGAGACCGCAGTTATTTTGCCGGATATCCAAATGGGCTATTACAAAAAATCACTAGAGCAGAATGCAGAACTTGAACCAATTCATGATGAGGCTGCGCTTTCTGTAGCGCTAAAACTAGTTGAAGACGTAAACCCAGACCGGGTTGTCATGCTTGGAGACAATCTTGACTTTGCCGAGTTTGGAAAATATTTAACTGCGCCAACATTCAAACAATTGACACAAGCCACCATCGATAGGGCGACATTACTTTGCGCCCAAGTAAGAACCGCGGCACCAAACGCAAAGATAACCTGGATTGCAGGGAACCACGAAGCACGTCTTGCAAGGTATATCCAGTCAAATGCAGAGGCGGCGTTTGGATTGACGCGCGGAAAACTCAATGATGAGTTACGAGATAATTGGCCGGTGCTTTCCGTTCCGAACCTTTGCCGAATGGACGACTTTGGTGTTGATTACCTTCCGGGGTATCCCGAATCCTTCATTGCGCTAAATGAGAACTTGATTATTAGGCATGGCGACAGGGTTAATTCAAACAGTTCAACAACAACCAAGTATCTAAATGATGCACATAAATCTGTTATCTATGGACACATTCATCGTGTGGAGGTTGCGTACAGAACACGAGTATCTGAGTCGGGACCACGAACCATCATGGCCGCAAGTCCGGGATGTCTGTGCAGAATCGACGGTGCTGTACCCTCAGTTAAGTCTGGTTCAGATGAGTTTGGCAGACCTTTAATGCAGGGTGCGGAAAACTGGCAGCAAGGACTTGCCCTTGTTCAGTATCAACCAAAGGGCGTCGGAGAAGAGTGGTTCAATTACGAACAGATGTGGATTTATAACGGCAGAGGGATATTCAGAGGTGTTGAGTATGTCGCTTAGCGATTCCCCTTTTGATCACGATGAAGAATTAATCAAAGAGATAAATCACTTACGCGAAATTGGGCTGATAGAAGTTGTCGGAATAGACAACGATGGGGAGTGGCTTTACGGACCAACCGAAGAGGGCAAAAATTTAGCAGAGGCTTTTAGGAATTTTTTTCAATTGGGCGAAGATGACGAATAGTACTACCACATTTGAAGACGACGGAGACTTGAGATTTCCCGTAATAACCATCTCCGTATCCAATGATGACCTGGAGGAACCAATCCACGTGGACCTTGGTTCGGTGCCCCCATTTATAGCGGCTGCGGTACTGGAAAAGGTTGCTTCAATTCTCAAAAGCACTGTCCCGGCACCAAAAATAACCTTTAAGGGAACGGTATTGGTTGAACCAATTGGTACAGGTTCTCTCACTCTGATTGAGCAGTTGTTTGATGACTTCCAAGATGACGAGGACGACGACGAAGACAAGAAGTAGCACCATGCTTGACAACGTGTTTATGTTGTAGCATACTCTGTTACAACGAGGTGCTTACCTCGGGTCCCACTAGTTAAAACACTCTAAAAGGAGTAACGATTATGGCTTACGATAGCCGTTTGAAGGAACTTAAGGGTGCCCTGAAGGATGTCCTCGCACAGAACGACACAATTGTCGACCATGTCGAGGCCAACCGTGAAGAGGGCGGCCCAGAAGTTCAAGTTGAAGCAAAGCATGTTGAGGCATTCCGTTCAGGACTTGCCAAGGCTCGCGAAATCCGTTCAGAAATTGAGGCGCTGGAAGGTCTCTCAGAAGTCAAGGCATGGGCAGAGAATTCATCTGCATCAGCAGTGGCTCCTAAGATTCTGACCTCAAGCCAAGGCAAGTCCCTTGGTCAGCGTTTCATTGAGTCTGACGAGTTCAAGAGCATCGGCAATGGCCGTAATGGCTACAGCATGAATGCACCATTCCAAGTTAAGGACATCTTCACTGCACTGCCATCAGGTACGCCTGGCGATTTCGGCACCCCGCAGCGTGAAGGCATCGTTGAGCGCGCCAAGCGCACTTCGCGAGTTCGCGACTTGTTCCCAGTACAACAGACCACCACGAACATGATTGAGTATTTCCGTGTGAGCGGATTTACCAACAACGCTGCAACAGTTGCAGAGCGCTCAGGTTCACCTGCAGTGTTCGCTTCCAAGCCGCAGTCGTCCATGACAGTGGTTGGTGTACAAGCCCCAGTGCGCACGATTGCTCACTTCGAAGTTGCTCACCGCAACGTACTTGACGATGAACCAACCCTTCGTGGAATCATCGACAACGAGTTGCTGTACGGCCTTCGTCTTGTGGAAGATGACCAAATTCTTAACGGTGACGGCACAGGTTCGAACCTGACCGGTATCCGTGAGACTTCGGGCATCCAGTCGCAAGTGTGGAGCGCAGGCACCGTTGGCGATACGCGAATTGACGCAGTGCGTCGCGCTATCACCAAGTCGTTGCTCGCCTACTACGAGCCAACGGGCATCATCGTTCACCCGAACGACATGGAAGACATCGAACTGACCAAGGATGCTGAAGAGCGTCACTTGATGGTCATGTCGGTTTCTCTCGGTGCCGAAGCACGCCTGTGGCGTCTACCAATGGTAATGACTCCGGCAATCACCGAGGGCTTCGCTCTTGTTGGTTCGTTCGGTATCGGCGCCACGTTGTACGACCGCATGGAAGGCAGCATCCGCGTTGCCGAGCAGCACAGCGACTTCTTCATCAGGAACGCAGTTGCGGTTCTGGCGGAGCAGCGCCTTGCGCTTGCAGTCAAGCGCCCTGAGTCGTTTGTCGAAGTTGAATTCGACGCCGCACCAGAAGCCTGATAACCAAAGAGATAAAGTTGCGGGCCGGGGCGAAAGCCCCGGCCTTCTTCTTATATGAAAGACCTCAAAGATAAATCTTTTGAATTTAGATTTATCGGGCAGTGCCCAAATTTTTGGGACGAACTACAAATTTCTATACTATCTTTGCCTAGTGATAACTGGAAAGAATTCACTTATAGACAAACAAACATTGTTGGTCATAAAGACACAATGACCATACCGCTTCTTTATGATGTCAAAAAGGCTTACAGAAAAATTGAGCATCCAAAATATGTATTATTTGAAAAATACTTGAATCAAATCTCCGAATATCTTTTGTCGATTAATGAACCTTCAGAAATCAAAAGAGCAAATATAGTTTTGCTGAAAGCAAAATCTTCAATTGGAACCCATATGGATAGAGGTGAATTTTTGCAATCGACTAGGCGGATTCATTTGCCTATCACAACAAATGACCAATGCTATTTTGTTGTTGAAGATAAAAAGCAACACTTCAGGGAGTCGGAGTTCTGGGAATTGGATAATACAGGGAAATATCATAGTGCTCATAACGAAGGACTCACTGATAGAATTCATTTGATTATCGACGTCCACTAAATTGAGGTTAAGACATGACACACGTAATTGCCCCAAGAGATATCTTCGAAACACGCAACGGGGTTGCCGTAAAGGTAAAAACTCGTGGTGACCGCCTAACGGTAGAGGAAGCAAAAAAGTACAAAGTCCTCCCGATTACTGTTTCATCGTTTGCGAACATCGAAACAAAGTAACCATGTCCAGACCCGACGAGGAGGGCGCAAGGTCTCATGACTTTGACCAAGCATGGGACCACCCGCAGGCTTTTGCAATAATCAAGTCTGGAATCACAAGGATATTCCAAGAGCGAGATGACTTCAATCCCGAGAATCCCTATGACCAATTAATCACGACTCTCACTGTTACCGGGATGATTTACAGCGCATATCAACTTAAAAAGAACATTGAAGTTCGATATTCATGGGAACTCCTTGATGATGAAAACATGATTGCCCACTCATGCTTTGGCACCATTGACAAGGTGGACATAACCATCAATGCTGAACAAATGGGTTTTCTTATGAACCTTGGCGACGATGATTTTGGCGCGTTCGCCTACAGCGATATCTATTGGGTATGTTCGGCATAGCAAGCCAATTTCAATAATTTTGAAGGCTGGTGTATTATCGGCCCTATGGCCATTTTGACTCCGAACGACCTGGAAATTTTTCTCGGCAAAACTTTCACCAATGCGCAGGAAGACGCTGCGCAAACTATTATCTCAAGTCTTGAATCAGAACTGGAATACGTCCTAAATCGACGCCTGGGAACCCAGTTATTCTCTGAGGAAAGACACAAGTTGGTGCCGAATCAAAGACAAATTTTTCTTCGCAACGCCCCGGTTCACCAAGTAACACAGTTCAAGGTTGGCATGCCCGGAGATGAGGTGGTGCAGAATGTTGCAGATTTCGACATCCATACGTGGGGAATTGACAACGTAAGAATTGCTGGCACTGGGATGCAGGCACTTGTTACCTACACCGCCGGATTGACCAACGAGGCGACACACGCATTGGAAAGAATACTTTACACTGCTGCCGCACGAGAATTCGGACGTCTATTATTGGACGCTCAAGGTCTGTCGCGCCTGAAGGTTGAGGGTACCGATTACGTACTTGCCGACAATGGTGAAGGGGGATTTACGGAGTCCGAACTCAATTATGCAAAAAGATTTAAACGAAGGGTGATTCAGTAATCATGCGCGGAGCCACAACTTCAATAACCATTCGCAATATGGTTGCGGGATTTTCGTCTAACGCAAATACAACCGAAGGTATTTGGACGAATACCGGGAGCAACACAGTTGTTCTTGGCTCGGTTCATTCAAAGGCGTCTGAAGAAGTAGACGAAACAACAACCGGACAAAGAACCGAAGAGCGAAATGTGGTTTGCAGAATTCCGCTTTCGGCATCGATAACGCACGGAGATGAAATAATTATTTCGGACGTTCATTCCGTGCTGAACGGAACCTACGAAGTGGAGTCACTGCTTTACACAAGAACCCACGTGCGCGCAGAGTGCAAGAGGACAATGCGTTGATATGGCGACAATAAGTTCAACAGGCAACTTTGGTGGCGGCAAGGAAACCTTCAAGGCCTTCACGTATACGGGCAGCATTTACGATGCATTCAAGGGGATAGACAGGCGACTACTGAACATGGTTTTGTCTGGAATTGCTCAGATGCGAGTCGCCGCAGAGCAATTATCGAACATCGGTTTCAACGAGACAAAACTCTTAATCGGCAAAAAGGGAAGTTACAAAAAGTATTACAAAAAAGGTGCTGAAAGAATGTCCTCTATGCCAGGACAGCCACCCGCTGCGCAACAAGGCGAAGAACTAGAGCCGAGTATTTATCAAACAGTTACTTCTAAATTCAATCAAAACCCAGCAACTGCAGAGTTCGGTAGTACCGCGCCATTCGCACGAACACTTGAATTCGGAAGCACCACAATGCCTGCTCGGCCATTCATGCTTCCGGCCAGGGCAAAAGTAGCAAAACGCGCACCTGACGTTGTTGTGCGAAATCTTTTAATTGCCTATAATCGCTCCCTCAAGAAAACGACTGGCCAAAAAGCAATCGTTGTGGATTTGAGAATCTGATGGCTTCGGTGGGTGGGGCAATACGGACGGCTTTGACAAATGCCTCGATTACGGCTATCTCTACGCGGATATTCAGGGATATCGCACCACCCGAAACGACCTATCCGTATGTGACAATCAGTGACGAAATAACCAATACCCCAAGTCTTTTGGGGGACAAGCAGGTTCTTGCAAGGCTTCGTCAGTTAAGGGTGAATCTTTGGCAACTTCGACCAAGTGAAAATGTGACCACAGTAGACCAGATTGTGACTACATTGGATTCGGCAAACATCACAGCAAATCAAAAAATATTTCGAGTTAGGGTGTCAGACATTCAAAGGATTTTTGACTCAGAAGATGATACTGTTCTACATGCAATCACCCTCAACGTGACTCAGAAGGCTCAATAATGGCGTTTACAAGCATCACCGTCACCGGCACTTACGAGGACCCAATTGGCGACCCAGCAGAGGGTCGCGTCACTTTTAAGTTAACTTCCACAATGCGCCAACCGGCGGGAAATCTCACAATCGTGCCGACCGATGTCGTCGCAACCCTGGACGGTGATGGAGAGTTTTCGATAGTTCTTCCAGCAAACAATGACAGTGGCACCGTTCCAAGCGGTGTCGGTTATGAAGTTACCGAAAGAATTAGGGGCGCTGCCCTTAATAAATACTTTATTAGCATTGACAAGGACGCAATCGGCGACACAGTCGATTTGGCTGACCTTGTTCCGAGCATAGACCCAGTTGTACAGATTAACTATGCGACTGTTGCGTATGTGGATGATGCTTTTTCCGATACCGCAAACGCAGCCGGTATCATCTTTACGCCCACCTCGGAAATCACTTCTGTAAACGTTCAGGCCGCCATCGAAGAACTCCGCACGAGGTCCAGATTTGTTCATAACCAACCAAGTGCATCGCAAACCTGGAGCATCACTCATAATATGAAATTTTTCCCCAACGTGAGCATTGTCGATACAGCCCTATCAAAGGTAATCGGGGAAGTCGTTTATACTTCGGAAAACGCTTTAACGGTGACCTTCTCACAATCCTTCGCCGGAAAGGCGTATCTTAGTTAGAGCACGCCTTGGAGGTAGTAGAACATGAAGTTTGTAACAAACTTAAATCTTAATCAGAACGAACTCCAGAACGGCAAGTTTCAGGTCGTCGCCTCCGACCCCTCTGTTGATAATTTTGAGGGTAGGTTAATTTACAACTCCACCGAAAAAACCATAAAGGTTTATACGGGTTCTGCATGGCGCAAGATGCTCCATTCGGTATCCATCGCGGGTGACGCTTCTGCCGCACTGACCACCAGCGAGGCCAACGGTGCAGTCACCCTTACGCCAGTTCTTGCGACAACTTCCGCTCATGGTGTTATGTCCTCTCAGGACAAAACAAAACTGGATGATGCCACAGCGGATGCTACGGCAAGCAAGTTGGTCATCCGTGATGGTAGCGGTAATGCCAAAGTTGCAACGCCGACAGACTCGGCACACATTGCCACTAAGGGTTATGTAGACGCCGCTCGTCAAGGTCTTGATGTCAAAGCCTCGGTAAGGGCTGCTACAACTGCGGCAATTAACCTCGCATCAGGCCTTGAGGCTGGCGATGTAATTGACGGAGTAACACTCGTCGCTGGTGACCGTGTTCTTGTTAAGAACCAAGTAACCTCCTCTGAAAACGGTATTTATGTTGCTGTTGCATCTGGCGCTGCTTCTCGCTCGTCTGATGCAAACGGAACTGCAGATACCGGTACGCTCACCGCGGGAACCTTTACATTCGTAGAAGAAGGTACTGTCAACTTCGATTCAGGTTTTGTTATTTCAACCAATGGAACAATCACGGTTGGAACAACGGGAATCACTTGGACACAGTTCTCTGGCGCTGGTTCGTTTGAGGCTGGTGACGGTCTTTCAAAATCCGGCACGACGGTCAATGTCAATGTCACTGCTAATAGGACAGCAATTACTGCAGACGCAATTGACATTGCGTCAACCTATGTTGGTCAGTCCTCAATCACGACACTTGGAACTATTACCACTGGTACATGGGATGCAACAACAGTTGCCGTAACTGCTGGTGGTACTGGAGTTGAATCATTTACCGACAACGGCGTTGTTTATGGTAACGGAACAGGCGCTCTTGATGTAACTAGTGCTGGAACGGAACATCAGGTTCTCCGTGCAGGCTCTGGTGGGGTTCCTGCCTTTGGTGCCGTTGACCTTTCACAGACCTCTGCAACAACTAATTCACTTTTGATTTCACGAGGCGGTACCAATGCTTCTACTGAAGCAACCGCACGAACAAACCTTGCTGCTGGTGGAACTCAGGGCGCTGGAGTATCTACTCCATCGCTTGCGCGAAAAGTCACCAAAGCAGTAGGTAACGGCGTAGACACATCATTTACTCTTGTCCACGCCTTCAATACTCGTGAAGTAATGGTTCAGGTTTACGACACGGCTACATACGATACTGTTATTGCTGACACCGTAAGGACAGATGCTAATACCGTAACGATTTCGTTCTCGGTTGCCCCATCTTCAAGTGCATATACAGTTGTAGTAATCGGTTAAGCAATATCCATAGCACCTTGAGGGGTGCGAACTACGAGAAAACAGTTGAGGCTGGGTTCAGATGACAAAATTTGTAGGCACACCACTTCGCGGAGTTGACTTTAGTAGCGTAAGTGATGAGGCCGTTTCTGCACGAGTAAATGGGGATACTCATCCGCGACTGAGAATCGATGCCGGTGGGCGAATCACTTGGTCTTCTGGCGAGGCCACGGGAGACACAAATCTTTTCAGAACCTCTGCAAACCTGCTTTTCACCGATGACGCCTTCCAGGCTGCACTCGGAGTAATCACCCTGACAACAGCAGGCGCACCAAGCGCAGCACTTCCAGATGGAGCATTGGCTGTTGATACGACAAACACAAAACTATATTTTCGGTCAAATTCTTTGTGGAACGAGATATCCAGCGGCTTGCTATCCGGAGATGCAGATGGTGGTAATGTAGACGCAGAACCACTAGAAGCAGAAGTTACAAATTACGTAATGATAGGTTTTGACGGAGGTGCAGCATAATGGCTGGCGCAAGAATTCAACTAAAACGAGGCACCGCAGCAGCATGGACAGCCGCTAATACTGTTCTTTTTCTAGGCGAAATTGGCTACGAAACAGACACCAAAAAATTTAAAGTTGGTGACGGCACCACTGCATGGACTTCCCTCACTTACACGAGTGTCCCACTTTCACTTTCCACCTTAAACGACCTTGGTGATGTCACAATCTCATCTGCCGCAGATGGTGATTTCCTTCGCTGGAACGGCACAGCATGGATTAACGATGCCGTAAACCTTGGCACGGATACAACAGGTTCGTTCGTTCAATCGCTTACTGCTGGCACTGGTGTTACTCTCACTAATAACTCCGGCGAAAACACAACGCCGACTATCGCTATCGGTCAATCAGTTGGAACTAGCGACAGCGTAACCTTCGTCAACGTAACTGCCGCTTTGACGGGTAATGCTTCTACCGCAACCACTCTGCAGACAGCAAGAAATATTGCTGGTCAGTCATTTAACGGTTCTGCCAACATTTCAATCGCTCCTACGGATTTAACTGGGGTTACCTCAAGCGCCGCAGAAATTAATATTCTTGACGGGGCTACTCTAAGTACTACAGAACTCAATTATGTAGACGGCGTTACATCTGCAATCCAAACTCAGATTGACCTCAAGGCACCGCTTGCTTCTCCGACATTCACTGGCACGGTTACCGTTCCAACTCCAACAAACAACACTGATGCTTCAACAAAATTGTATGTTGACACGGCTGCTTCGACTGCTGTAGGCAATGCTAATACCGCACTCAGTAATCACTCGGCAGATACAACAGATGTCCATGGGATTGCCGATACCTCAATTTTGGTTACTACTACTGGAACGCAGACGCTTACAAATAAAACTATTACTTCTCCTGCTGGTTTAGTTAAGGGTGACGTTGGTTTAGGAAACGTTGACAACACCGCAGACACAGCAAAGCCTGTTTCTACTGCTCAGCAAACCGCCCTAGACCTCAAAGCAAACCTTGCTTCGCCCACCTTTACAGGAACAGTAGTTCTTCCAGACAACACGGTTGCTCTCGGAACTAAAACAACTGGTGATTATGTAGCCACAATTACTGGCGGTACGGGTGTTACTTCAACAGCCGCTACTACTGGCGAAGGCACAACACATTCGCTGTCAATTGGTCAGGCTGTAGCGACAACCGACAACGTAACTTTTGCTGGCGTAACTGCTGATGCAATCAAAGTTGGCGTCACTGCCGCTAACGAAATTGACACAGTTTCGGGTGATTTGACAATTGACTCAGCAGGTGGAACTGTCACAGTTGATGACAACTTGACGGTGACGGGTAACTTGACTGTTTCGGGTACTACAACTTCAGTCAATACTGAAACCCTCACGGTTGATGACAACATCATTGTTCTTAACAACAACGCGACTGGTGCACCTTCCGAAAATGCAGGCATTGAAGTTGAGCGCGGTTCATCAACTAATGTTGTGCTTCGTTGGAACGAAACTTCCGATAAGTGGGAAGCCACAAATGATGGAACCGTCTACGGCAACTTGGTAACCACGGCAGACAGTGGAACCATAACATCAACGATGATTGCTGATGGAACAATTGTTAATGCGGACATTGATGCTTCAGCGGCGATAGTTGACACAAAACTTGCCACAATTTCCACTGCCGGTAAAGTTTCCAACTCGGCAACTACTGCAACCGATGCAAATACTGCTTCAGCAATTGTTGCTCGTGATGCTTCAGGTAATTTTACTGCTGGAACTGTTACGGCGGCTCTTACAGGTAACGCAAGTACAGCAACCACTCTTGCCACTGCACGAAATATTGCTGGACAATCTTT